GTGGCCGGGTGTCCGGCCGGGAGCAGGCCGAGCTTGGCGAGGAGATCGGTGCAGTCCTCCACACCGGTGGCCTTGGATGCGACGTACTTGCGGGCCTTCTCGCACTCCTCGCGGGTGGCGGAGCCGAGGTGGGTCCAGGTGTGGCCACTCAGTTCGGCTGCCATCACGCCACCCCCGGCATCGGCTGGAGGTGGCCTTCGGTGCAGAGGAGGGCGTCGCCGTGGCGGGTGGCGGCGGTGTCGACTCCGCCGCACGCGTCGCAGGTCACGAAGTCCTGGTCGACGATGCCGCCGGGTACGGCGCGCGGGCCGCGGTGCTTGCCGGTGTGGACGCCGGCCACCCGGAGGGGTACGCGCAGCGGCCGAGGCAGGCGGCGAACGAGGTCGGTGATCACTTGTCGTACCTCATCTTCTGGTCGCGACGGTCCTGCCAGGTCTCGCCGAGGGTGATGGCGGGGGTGTTGAGGCCGAGCAGGTCGTCGAGGCGGCGCTGCAGTCGGTCGGCGCGGCGGGTCTCTGCGGCGAGTGCGGCCCGGTAGCGGGCGCAGGCGCGGAGGGCGCGGGTGAGACGTCGGGCGACGGCGAGGTTGGCGTCGGTGAGGCAGTCGTTGACGATGCGGGTTCCGACGAGTTGGTCGAGTGCGTACTCGGCGTTGCCGGCCGCCTTCTCGTAGTAGGACGTGCGGACGAACGGCCACCTCATGCGGACTCACCCCCGCGCTGTGCCGGGATCAGCGGCCAGGAGCCGTCGATCACCTTGTTCGGATCGCCGCCCTGCTCCGGGCTGGCCTTCGTCCTGAACCACTGCTGCAGGCCGGCCTGCTGCTCCGCCCGCCACGCCTTCTGCGCGGCGAACAACTGCTGCGGGCCCATGTCGGCCAGGTGCGGCCACCTCTCGAACTGGGCCTCTGCGATCAGCAGCGCGGCCAGTGCGTCCGCCTCGGCGGTGTGCCAGTCCTCCAGGGCGACGTCGTAGCGTTCCGCGGTTGGCTTCAGCTTCCGCATGCCGCTGCCACGCAGCCGGGGCACGCACTGCCGGTCGATGACATGCGGGTCCACCAGGGCGGGCGTACCGAGGCCGGCCAGCCGCTCCGGCATGGACGGCAGCCCGTACCGGGCGAGCTCGCGGGTCAGGACCGTCCAGTCGAAGGCCAGGTTGAACGCCACGACCGGCATCCCGTACCGCAGGCCGGCCGCCAGGTTGTTGGCGATGTCTTCCAGGGCCTCCTTCGGGTCAGCGCCCTCGGCGGCCTTGGCGTCGTCGATGCCGTGAACCTGCGTGGCTCCTGCGGGGATAGGGATGCCCGGGTTGATGAGCCAGGACATGACCTTGTCGTCCCGGCCGCCGCCGCGCACGATCAGCGCGGCGGTGACGATGCGGTCCTCGTTCGGGTTGGGGCCGGTGGTCTCGGTGTCGAATGCGATCTTGCGGATGTCGGCGAACTTCACCGGACCTCACCCGCCTTCACCGCGGCGAGGAACTGGTTCATCTGCGCGACCGTCCCGGACGACGGATGCGTGCCGCCGAAACGCTGCGCGAACCCGGACTCCACCTGCTCCGTGGTCAGCCCGTGTTGGCCGGCCGCAGCGATGACTTGGAACCAGATGCCCTGCACCTCGGCCGGGTCGTCATCGACAACCTCGGCGTCGTACACGCCCTCCGCGTCCGGCGTTGAGGCCGGGACCTTGTCGGGCTGCTTCGTCCCGGCATCCTTGGCCGGGGCCTTGAGCTCGGCGGCGCGGGCCTTGAGGGTTTTGGCGAGGTCGTCGTCGAGGTGCCCGGCTTGGTTCGCCTGGGTCCAGAGCTTGCCGACTTCCTCGGCGGTCTTCGCCACAGCGGCGAGCGCCGCGTAGTCCGGGCGGCCGGACGTGATGGCGACTCGCTCCGGGCCGGACGCCACGGCCTGCTGCCCGCCGCCAGTGATCTGTCCGGCCATCAGTGCGGCCGGGGTGATCTCCACGTCCAGGGTCGGAACCATGAACCGGGCAGGCTTGTCGTTGACGATGGCCGTCTTCTCTTCCATCCCGAGCCACCCGGCGACGTACCCGCCGGCCTGCGCCAGCAGCTCAGCCGCGGGCGGCAGGGTGACAGCGGCGTAGTAGCCCTTCGAGACCAGCAGCCACTGGCCCAGGGCGGGCACGTCGCGGAGCATCACGTTCACGCGGGTGGTGATGGCGCAGTCGCGGTTGTCCGGGTCGCACATGCACGGCCGGTCGGACTTGAGCTCGGTGACGCCGTCGCAGCGGCGCTGGCACTTCGACCCGGCGTACAGCTCGTACCACTGGGAGACGGCGTCGCGCGGCGGGATGAGGACCGGGAGCCGGTTGACGGTGGAGTAGACCTCGAACTCGGCAGGGCCGCTGTTGGCCGGGGTCCACGGCCGGACCTCCCCGCCGTACAGTTCGGCGACGGCAGTGAGGATCTCCCGCGAGGGGGAAGTGAAGCGGAACTTGTCGAGCTTGGCCGGGCGGGTGCCGGGCTTGCCGTCGCGGCGGGTCTTCCCGGTCGGCACGACGTGGCCGATCCGGATCTCGCCGAGCTGCCGCATGCGGCGCTGCAGGTCGATGATGGGCATCAGGCGGCCCTCTCTTCAGTGCGGGTGGGGAGGGTGAGGGCGGGACGGATGACCTGCTTCGACAGGCCCGACGTCCACTCGGCGTTCCGCTTGACGGTGAGGAACGCCTCGAACACGGCGTCGTCGGCGACCGCAGGGATCAGCCGGTACCCCTCAGGGCGCAGATGCAGGACGACCCCGGCCCAGAACGTGGGCGGCATCGGCACCTTCGTGCCGTCGCGCAGCCATGCGACCTTCGCCTTGCGGTAGGCGGCCATCTGCAGTGAGGCCTCGGGGTAGACGCCCTTGACGTCCAGTTCGCCGCCGGTCTTGGTGTCGCCAATGAACACGTCGTCGGTGGGCACGTCGCATTGGAAGTAGGCGGCCAGTGCTGCGGCGACGAGCGGGGAGCGGAGCAGGTAGTCGAGCTTCCCGGCGTAGCCGTCCACTTCGTTGCCGACGACCATCTCGGAGGCCTCGAAGGTGACTTCCCACTCCTCGACGAAGGTAAGGAAGTGGTCGAGGAACGGCGTGAGGTTCGGGTCGGTGAGCAACTCCTCCGGCATCGGCGTGCCCAAGACCTTCGCCTCGATCAGGTCATGGACGGCCGTACCGACGTCCTTGCGTTCGTCCTTCTTGCGGACGTGCGCCCGGGCCAGCCAGTTGCGGGCCTCGGTGCGCTGCTCCGGGTAGAGGCTGCTGTTCACCAGGTACGGCAGGTTCTCCATGGCCGTGTCGGCGGTGATGTTCCCGGCCCAGAAGGTGAGGGCGTCGCCCTTGGAGCAGCCCTGTTCGAGGATGGTGGTGACACGGCGCAGCTTCGTGCTCGTGCCGGGGATGCGGTACCAGCCTTGGGATGGCTGGGGGATGCGGTCGGTGCCGGTCGGCTCCTGCTTGGTGCGGGAGCGGCGGCCGGCGGCCGGGGCGCTGGTGGCCCCGGCCTGCGCGGCTGTCGTCATTGAGTACCTCCCGGGTGCGGGGCGCAGGCGAGCCCGATCAGGCAGACCCCGGCCGCGGCGACCGTGCCGGCGAGGCTGGCGGCCGGCCCGGTGAACGGGAGTGCGGCGGCGAGGCTCGCGATGGCGGCGCCGGTGGTGACGGCCGCCCAGTACAGGCCCCAGAGGGCGGTACGGCGGGCGGTCACGCCGCACCCCGCTGACCCGGCAGCAGCCGCTTCGGGTTGAACCGCGACAGCTTCCGTGCCACCTCGCCCAGCTCGGCCAACAGCCGGTGCGAGTCCTGGATCCCCACCTCGACCTGAGCCGTGTCCATCCCGGTGACCTCCTCGACGTGCTCCAGGGCGGCGTCGAGTTCGCCTTCGCGGGCGATGCCCTGGACGACGGCGGCGAGTTCATCGAGGGCGTCGATCGCCTCGTCGCGGACGTCGGGGTCGGCCCACTTGGCGACGAGTTGGATGAGGGTGTCGGTGCGGATCTGGTCGACGCGGAGCACGGAGTGCAGGTGGTTCGCGCCGAGGTCGAACGACAGCGACGGCTTCTTCGAGTGGTTCATCGGGCACTCTCCGGGGCGGCGGTGAGGAGCATGAGGAGTGCGGCCGCCGACACGGCGGCGTCGCGGGAGGCGTCGCGGACGGTGTGCTTCGCGCGGGCGATCTCGACCAGCAGGCGGCCGCCGAGGTCGGTGTCGAGCAGGCGGCGCGGGTCGAAGTAGGCGAGGTCGGCGTCCGCGAATGCGACCGCGAGGGCGATCAGGCCGATCGCGGACAGGCCGAGGAATTCGGCGGCGGCCCAGTCGGCGGGGCTGGCGGCGATCACAGGACGCCCCCGATCGGCGGCAGGTCCCGGCCGAGCCGGTAGCGGTGGTGAACCGCCGCGTAGTGCTCGCCGTCTACCGCCTCGCGTTGTCCGGCCAGCAGGTTCCGCAGCTTGCGCACTTGCGGTGTCACGTCCTCCTCAACCACCGGGGTTGGGGAAGACGGACTCTGCGGCGTGCGCAGCGCGACCGTCACGTCCGCGAGCGCTTCGTTCGTGGTGTGCCGCTCCGCCTGCAACTCGGCGACCTGGCACCGCAGCTTGGCGATCAGGTCCAGGCACCAGCGGACGTCGCTGTGAGCGTGGAGGACCATCTCCAGGTCGGCGGGCAGCACGTTCGTGAACCGGCCGACCGTGCGGGTGTAGCCGTCGTACTGCGTGCATACCGTGCCCGGAGCCTCAGCAGTTGGCGAGACGTACCAGTTGCCGGGCTGCGCCTCGTTGACACGGGCGTGGATGGCGGTGAGGTTCTGGTCCACCAGCTCGGGAACGTCCGTCCAGTGCGCGCCCATCGGGAGAAGCGGGCGGCCATCCTCACCGCGCCCCCAGGGGGCCGCGGCGCGGTCGGCGTCCGGCTGCGGTTCCGAGCCCGCCGGCATCGGCAGCGCACCCAGCTCGCGGACTGCGGTCTCCAGGTCGGTGATCGGCTCGCTCATGCCGCCACCCCGCCCTGTTCCGGGCCGAACTCGGCGAACACCTGCGTCATCGCGGCCTCGTACGTCTCGACCTGCCAGCGCTTCCACGCCCGCTGGTCCGGGCCGTACATCTCCAGGAACTCGGTGTCGACCTGGACGAGGTGGCGCTCCACCACGTCCGCCCGTGCGGTCAGCGGCCCGAACGCCGCCTCCACCTGCGACAGCGTCCACGGGTACGAGCTGCCGTCCCCGCGGTCGTCCGGGTTGGTCGGCTCGGGGCAGCCGAGGATCAGTTCGCCGTCGCTGGTGTGGCCCGCCTGGACCCACGTCTCGCCGTTGCGGTCGACGAACACCGTCTGAGGCAGTGGTGCCTGGTGGAGCGGGTAGACCCGTGGGGTCTGAGATGATGTGGCCACGGTGGCCTCTCTTCCTTCTGGGTAGGGGTCGCCGAGTCGTTGGGTCGCCGGGCCTGGCAGTCGGGCGGCCCTTCGGCGTCTGGTGCGGGTTACGCGGCCTTCGCCGCGCGGGTCTTCGTCTCCGCCGGCTTCGCGAACTGAGCCGACGCGAACAAGGCCTTCAGGTAGGCGATCTGCTCGGGCCGGAACGCCGGCGCCTCCGCCCCGATTTGGCGGGCCCGTTCCACAGCGGCGGTACCGAGACGGCGCTCGGCCTCCTCGAAGGAGAAGTCGCCGCCCATCAGGCGGGCACCGCGGCGATGTGGAGCGGGGGTTCGACGGGGGCCTCGACGGTGCGGCCGGTGTGCTCCCACAGGACGAGGAGGTCGACTCCCAGCCGTTTGGCAATTGCCAATGCTTCGTCGTGGGTGGCGGTGCTGCGCTCGCCGGAGCGCAGGTGGCCGATCTTGCTGGGGTGGCAGCCGGCTGCTTCGGCGAGGTCGCGGACGGTTACTTCGCGGCCGTCGCCGGTGCGCTTCATGAGCTTGACCAGCAGGTCGGGGTCTACGAGGACCATGGGGTTTTGCTGCGGACGCACGTGTTCACCTCCGTAGACGGGGTGTGCGTTTACGTGAACAAGAACGACAGTACACACCCGTAGACGGCTTGTCTACGGAAACGCACAGTGCAGTGAGATTCGGTCATCACACCCCGCGCGTATGGCGCACATGGGGTGCTTGCGTAGACACTTTGTGCCGGGGCGTGAACGGTTGTGCGCGCTGACCTGGTATTTGCTCAGTGATCAAAAGGGTTAACGTAGACAACAGGCGTCACGCAGGGGAACGAGAGGGCAGAATGCACGCCATGACTGAGCAGCCGCAGCGGACCGACTTCGCCGACCTCGTTCGACAGCGGCGCGCCGAACTCGGCATCAGCGTGCGCAAGCTGGAGGCGCAAGCCATTGACCCGGAGACGGGTGCGCAGGCGAAGTTCGGATGGATCAGTAAAGTCGAACGCGGCGAGAGCACTGACGCCCCGTCCGCCGCGATCCTGCGCGCCCTATCCGCCGGCCTCTCCATCCCGCTCCGCGTACTCCAGGAGGCGGCGGCTGCTCAATACCTCGACCTCGACACGGAGTCGTTCATCTGGAGCCATGACCGGACGACGCGCGTCCTTGCGGCTCACATCGAGGAGATGACCGAGGAGGAGCGGCAGCAGCTCGCCGACATTGCGGAAACCTTCGCCCGGAGACGGACACAGCGTGACGGCAGGTCAGAGGGCAAGTCGGACGAATAGTGCGACTTTCTATTACTCTCTGATTCACTCTGGTCACAGCCTGACCGGGTGTGGCATCGTCGGTGATCCGCCTGGGGGGGCGTAAGGGATCACTTCGCTCACACGTTCGAACAAACGAACGAATGTGCGGGCTAGTACCTGGGAGGCAGTGCAGTGGCGGACGAGGAGAATGTGCAGCCGCGCGACGGCAAGCCCACCGACGAGGCCGCGCCGTCGGCGCCGGGAACGGACGAGCAACCCCAGGCGGAGTTCAGGATGGAGCTGAGGGACAGTCTTCCCGGCGACCGGGCTGTTATAGCCGTCGAGCAGGAGGGCATTTTCATGTGGCTCGCATCTCGGAAGTACGTGCACGAAAAGGCGGTGGACGAGTTCCGCGAGCAGCTTGACCGGATCGTTCGTGAGGGCTGGTGGGTCCAGAACTGGCCCGGCGCCCGCCGGTAGCACCGACCTCCATTGAAGGCCGCAGGTTCGTGACCTGCGGCCTTAATGGTGTCCTACACGCCACTTGGGGACCCCCAACTATCGCTAAAGACACCCTTATTGTGGGAGACTCACCGGCGTGCCGAACCACGCCGACAGCCCCCTCCGCGCCGTCCGCCAAGTAGTGCGGTGCTTCATCTACGCCCGCATCAGCGAGGACCGCGAAGGCGCCCACCTCGCCACCGAGCGGCAGACCGACGACTGCCACGAACTCGCCGAACGCCTCTCCACCCCGTCGGTCGAGTACCGCGTCGTCCGCGTCTTCGAGGACAACGACCTCTCCGCCTACACCGGCAAACCCAGGCCCGACTACCAGGCCATGCTGGAGGCGCTCCGCAACGGCGAAGCCGACTGCGTCCTCGCCTGGCACACCGACCGGCTCCACCGCGCCCCCGCCGAGCTGGAGGAGTACATCGACGTATGCGGGCCCGCCGCCATCCCCACGCGCACCGTCAAGGCCGGCGACCTCGACCTGTCCACCGCCACCGGCAGGATGATCGCCCGGCAGCTCGGCGTCCAGGCCCGCTACGAAGTGGAGCGGATGATCGAGCGGTCCAAGCGGGCCCGGGACCAGAAAGCCACTCGCGGCGAATACGCCGGCGGCCCGCGCCCCTTCGGCTACGAAGAAGACGGCCGCACCCCACGCACCCTCGAATGCCCGACATGCCACCGCCTCGGCCCGAAGGGATTCACCCCGCGGCAGACGTGCGACGCCTGCTCGGCCGTAGACCAGTTCAACCGCAGCCTCGCGTGTCAGGCGTGCGGGGCGAGCGACACGCTCATCGTCGTCCAGGTCTGCGACCGCTGCGACGCTGAGGCCACCTTCGCCGAAGGCAGCGAGGCGGCACTCCTGCGGGATGCGGCGTCCAGCATCCTTGCCGGTGCCTCCCTGAACTCCCTCGTGACTGCCATGGCGGAAGCAGGCGTGAGCACGAGTCGCGGGCGTGGACAGCGGAGACCGAACCTGCGGGCCATCCTGATGCGGCCGCGGAACGCCGGGTTGGTGCAGCACCGGGGCGAGATAGTCGGCCGGGCGACGTGGATGCCGTTGATGGACGAGGCGACGTGGCGGAGCATGGTGGCGGTGTTGGAGGATCCGTCGCGGATCCCGTCGGTGCCGAACACGAGGCGGCATCTCGGGTCGAACATCTACGAGTGCCGTGAGTGCGGTGCCACGCTGAAGGCGTCGTCGAAGTCGAACGGGCATGGGCGCACGCGCGCGGTGTACCGGTGCCGGGAGAAGGACTGCGTCACCCGCAACCTTGAGGAGTTGGACCTTTATGTGATGTCGGCGCTCCTGTCGCGTCTACAGCAGCCGGACGCGGCAGAGATACTCCTCCAGCGTGACGAACCCGTGGACGTGAGGGCGATTCAGCGGGAGATGCGGGCCGCGCGGCAGACGCTGGACGAGCTGGCGGCGGCGCTGGGTGCCGGTGAGATGGACCGGCAAGAGTGGCTGGCGGCACGAGCGCCGGCGCGGCAGCGGCTGGAGGACGCGGAGGCGCGGATGAGTTCGGCGGTGAAGGCCAACCCGCTGACCGGTCTGGTGGCGGCTGCGGATCCGGTGGCGGCGTGGAAGGCGATGGAGTTGTCGCGGAAGCGTGCGGCGATCGACTTTGCGATGACCGTGCGGGTCGGTCCGGCGAGGAAGGGCCGGCAGCCGGGCGGTAGCTACTTCGATACCGAGTCGATAGAGATCGTCTGGAAGTAATGGTGCCCCCGCTCCCCACCTGACTGGGAGCGGAGGCACCGAGACCGAACCGCCACGCCTGGGGGGGGTTGTGGCGGCCGGCCGACCTTGAGGGTTTACATCCCGGATTACGTGTTGCCGCTGCCTGGGCGTAGATGTGCCGCGTCATCAGAAGGTGTGGATTTATGCGGAAGGTCTTGCACTGGTGACCGCATCATGATCCAAGAATGTACGGTTGGCAATACAGACATTGGATCATGAACGGGCGAGCGTGGGCGCGTGCCATCCGCTCCACCGCCCGACTGGGTCATCGAACGTCGCCGGGCTGTCGGCGCCCGCATCCGTGCCGCGCGGTTACACGCGAACCTCACCCAAGAGCGGCTGGCCGAGATGGCGGGGATGGACCGGCAGGCCGTGAACCGGATTGAGCAAGGCCACGCCAGTCCTCTCCTCGATAACTTGATTCGTATCGCTGACGCCCTCAATGTGCCCCTCGCTGACCTCGTCCGCTGAGGTGGCCTGTCGGCCCTGACACCTGCTCTACGCGGGAAGGCGGGGCGTCCGTCGCGGCGGAAGCAAGATTCTTTACCCGTACATCGATCCAGGCAGCAGAAGGCCCCGCCCATCCACCACGGGGGAAGCAGAC